TTGGGGGAAAACCCCTCGGTAGATTTATTACATTTACGCCCTGATGGAATCAGAGACGGCGAGAATAATCACGCCGACAATGAAACCCATGATGACGTAATTCATTTCAGTTTCTTCGCGACCAACCGTTGGCTCCTTGGCCACCGGTTCTTCGACAACTTTCTGATGTCGGACAGGAGGATCTACCTCCTCAAGCGGACAGTACGCTATCATTTATATATTATTTAGAGATTAATTTCAGTCTTCTTTTTCCGTCTGGTCCTCTTAGCCTTTGCGGCCCCCACGTTGACCTCCTTCACCTCACCACCTGTGGAATCACCTGAGATGGACATTATGTCGGAGACGTCCTCCTCTTCTTGGATTGTGGGGGGTGTCGTGTTCATTGGGGGTGGTGGGGGCATCATGATGCCCCCCATCAAACTAGAAATGTCTAGACCTGGGCCCTGCATCTCGTACTGCCCTGTCCCACCAACTGGGGCCTCTGTGGCCGGTCCCCCGGGGTTCCGTGTCGTATTTTGGACGGCATTCATCATATTCTTCACGAGATCGGGGTTCTGCTTCATCACATCATTCATGTTGGGCATCACCGACTTGAACATCGAGTTGGTCAGGTGGAACATCATGGCCGAACCACCCAACATCATGATGAGCTTGACCTCTGGGGCTACGCTGACCTTTGACCGATACTTGACATAGAGTTCCTCAAATACACCATCATAGTCGTCAACATTCTCCATGATAGACTCAGACCACCCCTCCAACTGAATCTCGAAGGGGTTGTACCTCTTGTTGAGGAACTCGAGACCAGTCACACACGCCACAAGCATACGTCTAGAAAACCGAATTGACTGCTCCACATCAATACTGTAGGTAATCCTCTTAACCTCAGCCCTAAGTTCCTCAACATTTGAGTATGCGTTGAGGCGCTTATTCACAGAGAACCCCTTCTTCTCCAAGCGTGTCAACTTGTTTATGAGATCTGACTTTTCCTCGTCAATCGAGGTGTACCCCTTGGAGGGTTGCTCACCTGATGGACCCTCCCCCATCTGGGGCTCGTCGTCGTAAAATGCTGGTTCGTCCTCACCGTAATCAATCTCCTCCTCCTGCATGGGCTGCCTTGGGGCAGTCTGCTTGTTGGGGTTTACAAAGGCGTCCATCGTTTCCTGTTCTTGGTGCATGGGTCTCTGGGGTCGATAAGGAGCGGGTCTGGGTACAGGCTGGGGACGGGGGGCTGAAATCTCTATTTCATCCATCAGGGCCTGCTCGTCGGCGTCTAATTTCATAACAGTCGTGTGTCCGCGGTCGATGATTATTTCTTCATCCATCTACTCTTTATGTAGAAACTAAAAAAATTACCTTTAACGCAGTTTATAAAAAATGTTGATACATTATAAATGTTCAAGTTCAATAAGACCAACAGGAATGCTCTCACTTCCATCGTCATACTTTTCTCAATCATATCCGTCCTAGGTATCATGAAGAAAAGCAGCAGATACCAGCCCATGCCAATCAAGATCGAGATTGTCAGTGACAAATCCATCTTCGATCTCGAGAACCGCATGGAATGTGTACCAGGGTCGGGTAAGGAGGACAGCCCCTACACAAAGAGCCTCACCCCAGGTGGTCTCTGTGGCGCCCAAAAGCTTGTGGGTGACCACGCTTCCTACAAGATTGCCGAAGGAATCGGTGGATCTTTAATCTAAACTAACTATAAATGGCTCTCATCACATCGCCAACAGAGATGATCCCAGACCTCAACTATGAATATCACACAATCACGGTTGATACGATTGGTCAAACGGCGGCGAACACCTTTACTTGTTTTTTGAACCAACCCGTCCATAATGTTGTCCAGGCCAGACTTTTGGCTGCGAGAATTAATACAGTTGCACCTATCAGTGGGACAGGTCACTGCTATGTTTCGATTGAAGAACTAGACTCTATTTTTTCGGATCGAGCGTCAAACGTTCTCGCCGGACAAGCCAATATGAGCGTGGTACGAAATTCATTTGCCAGTCTCGTTACAACGGATGACACTGGACTCATTAGCTTTAGAGATAATTACCCAATCGTAACCCAGTATATAAATCCCATTCGAACAATTAGTCGTTTGACCATTAATATCCGAAACCAAGACGGTGTTCTCATTGAACCACCAAGTCCAATCGAAGATAACTATTTAGTCCTCCGTTTTGTGTGTAGGAAACCCAACCTGTAATTTTCTCCCCATAGAGTAGTATACCATGTCCGCTGGTGTTGTTCAATTGATTGCTATAGGTGCCCAGGATGAATATATCATGGGTAATCCCGAAATATCCTTCTTTAGTTCACACTTTAAAAGACATGCTAACTTTTCACAGTCCAATGAAAAACAAACAATTCTTGGAGCAGTGAAAAGTAATTCAATGTCCAGTGTTAATTTTGAACGCTCCGGGGATCTCCTCGGGTACGTGTACTTCGCAGCAGATGATTCGAGTCAAGCCCAATCTATAGATGATTGGAGAACCCTGGTAGATAAGGTTGAACTCCTCATCGGTGGCTCCGTCGTAGATACCCAAGATTCCATATTCAGTGAGAAAATTGCCATAGATACGTTCGCCCAAAACGTCTCCAAGAGTGCAATGGGACCACACCCTGGTACGAGCTCATCCTCCTACTTCTACCCCCTCCGCTTCTTCTTTTGTGAGAGTGCACAATCCGCAATTCCCCTTGTGGCCCTAAACTATCACAATGTAGAGTTGCGTATCTATTGGGGACCAAATGCGTCCGCCTATAACATAGAATGCTTTGCAAACTATTACTATATAGATACCCAAGAACGTGCACAAATTTCCAAAAAGACCCACGACATTCTCATCACCCAAGTTCAAAAGAACATTCCATCCCAAACCCGGATCCAAGAACTCACATTCAATCACCCCGTGAAGTATATCGCATCATCAAATACATCCGTTGTAAGCTCCCTAACTTCACCATCAAATAAAATTAAACTCACCATAAATGGTCTAGATGTTGGTAACTATAGGTGGAGTCAACCACACTTTATCGACGTCATGAACTACTATCACACCAACTTTGTGACCTCGCCCGACTTTTTCCTGTACTGCTTCTGCCTCATGACCAGCTCCTATCAGCCCACGGGGACCCTCAATTTTAGCCGCCTCAACTCAGCCAAGATTATGAGCGAATCCCTAGACATAATGGATCCCATATACGCAGTCAATTACAATATATTACGTATACAAAATGGTATGGCCGGTCTCTTGTATGCAAACTAATTATTCGTGTAAATAAAATCAAGTGTTATATAAATGGTAAAGAACTTACCGACAGTGGAGAGGTCTACGAGAATCCGCTTCGGTAAAAATTGTAGACAGGAACAGGCAGATAATACCATAGTCTTTAATGCCAGTGACGAGTTCCTAGAAGCAAATACCTCAAATGCCATCTATATGACACCCATGCGGTTAAACGAAGATTTATCCGATAGAAATGTCACTGTGCTCGCATATAATCGGGTGACCAAAGAAATTACAGATTCGGGTGCCGTGGCTGAAGATGTTTTCGATATCACACTCCAAAATGCCACCACCAACGGTAATGTGACCGCCAACGTCGTATCTTTTAATAACCCGGAAACGAGTGTTACCACACTCTCAAATGTTGGGGTGGCAAATGGATCACCGGTGCACACCCTAGATGTGGGGTCAAATCTTTACGTCGATGACACCGGGTCCAACGTTCTCGTCGTCTCTGGGAATACCCACATCACCCAAGACCTCGTCGTCGATGGCAATGTCCTCGTGGAAGGTGTTGTAACCTCATTCCATAGTGAAAACTTCAAGGTTCGAGATGGAATCATAGAGTTGGGGAAGGACAACACCCTATTTGACACAACACTGGACCTGGGTCTCGTCCTAACACGACCAGAATCAAATGTCACCATCGGGTTCGTCGAAGCCACCGATGAAATCATCCTCGCCTACACCCAAAGTAGCGCAAATGGGAAAAGCCTAGTACCCCTAACATCCGAAGATGTCAATGTTCATGTGTACGGTAGACTCTACACCGAAGCCAATGTGGGTATCGTCAATACCTCCCCCATACACACCCTAGATGTGGGGTCAAACCTCTATGTGGATGATGTGGGGTCAAATATTCTCGTCGTCACCGGGAATGTTGAGGCCACCGCATACTACGGAGATGGTACAACACTCACTGGTGTCGCACTCCTGTCAAACTTCGATAGCAACGTTTCTCGAATCCAAGTTTTGGAAATCGACCTCGCCTCCAACGCCTCTAGGGTTGGCACATTGGAAACCGACCTCACATCGAATGCCTCTAGGGTCGGGACACTAGAGACCGATTTAGCCTCTAATGCCTCTAGGGTTGGCACATTGGAGGTGGATCTCACATCGAACGCCTCTAGGGTCGGGACCTTGGAGGTAGACCTGGCCTCAAACGCATCTAGGGTCGGGACCTTGGAGGTAGACCTGGCCTCCAATGCCGCAAGGGTCGGGACACTAGAGACCGGTTTAGCGGGTGCCGAAGCTAATATAGTCACAATCAACAATGACCTCGTGACCACAACCACCCGTGTAAGTGTTTTAGAAACAGACCTCGCCTCCAATGCCTCTAGGGTGGGGGTCCTAGAGACGAACCTCACCTCAAATGCAGCCCGGGTTGGAACCCTCGAGACCAACCTGGCCTCAAATGCGGCCCGGGTGGGGGTTCTAGAGACCGACCTGACCTCCAATGCCACCCGAGTTGGTGTTCTAGAAACAGACCTCGCCTCCAATGCCGCTAGGGTTGGCACTTTGGAGGTGGACCTCACCTCCAACGCCTCTAGGGTTGGGATACTGGAGGTAGACCTCGCCTCCAACGCAGCCCGCGTCGGGACCCTTGAGACAATTAAGGCCCCAAAGGATGGACCTATCTTTACAGGATTTGTCGGTATCGCAAACGCATCCTCTATATACGACCTGAGTGTGGGGTCCAACCTCTTCGTAGACACCGACGGATCCAATGTTCTCATAGTTCATGGGAACGTCTCAGCGACCTCGTACTATGGTGACGGTAGCAAACTCACCGGCCTCGTGACAGCCCTCCAAGATGTATCAGATAATGGAAATACCACCACAAACACCATAGAGTTCAATAATACCGCCACTGGTCTAGTCGCAGTGAGTAACATCGTCGCAGGTGGCAACGTAACCGCGACAACCTTCTTGGGGGATGGTAGTCAACTTACCGGTCTCGTCACAGCCCTCCAAGATGTCTCAGATAATGGAAATACCACCACAAACACAATTGAATTCAATAATACCGCCACCGGTCTAGTCACGGTGAGCAACATCGTCGCAGGTGGTAATGTGACGGCCACAACCTTCTTGGGGGATGGTGGTCTCCTCTCCAACCTTGTAACGACACTCCAAGACGTCTCAGACAACGGAAATACCACCTCAAATGTGGTTCAGTTTACAAACACAACCACTGGTTTGGTCACTACAAGTAACATCGTCGTGGGTGGTAACGTCACGGCCACCACCT